CTTCCATAATGGGGGATCAGGATTTCATTGGCTGTGGATTCCTTCAGGCCCAGCGCCATAAGTTTTTCCACCTTTTCCGGATCCGAAAGTTTTTTGTTCCCGGTGATCTTATTACAGGCTTTCATTAATTCCTGATTTTTTTCCAGTCCGGCCAGCTTGTCTTTTAACAGCTGGATGGCGTCCGGATTATCGGAACTGATGGCGGATCCGCTTTCGATGTTTTCCGCTTTGTTGGCGTAATATTCCGCCTTCTTATCGGCTTCCACAGATTTCCACATGGCGTTATCAGCTTTGGCCAGAAGGGCACGGTGGCCACGTTCTGAATGGTGACCTACCAGGATCGGCTGGCCCATCGGTATGACGGACAGCATGCTGGAAGAATAATTGCAAAGTCTTTCTGATTCGCTGGCATTCTTCGCCGCTAACCTTTGGTAAGCTTCCAGCTGGGCTTCTTTCTTTTCGAAATAGTTACTTTTCATTTGTGATAAGTTTTTAGTGACAATGCAATATAGTAAAACTTTTTGAAACTGCAAAACTTTATTCAATATTCTTCTTCAAAAAGGGCGATTTCTTCTTCTGGTCTTCCGGCAGCTGGTTAAACGCCTGGACCATTTGCTGGATCCTGATGACGGCGTTAGAGGCATATTCCGGATCGTTAAAGAAATATTCGCAGACGACCGATTTCCGGTCGTTAAGGACCTGGATCATGCCAGGCTTTTCGTGAATAGATAGTTTCATGGTTTTGTTATTTGTCCATTCAATCTGGTGATCTTGTTTTCCAGGCGATATTCCTGAAGGGCTAAAAAATAAAATTTACTTTCCAGGATGTTTGTGGCCCTGAAGCCAGGATTTTTAGACCAATCCCATCCGTGTTTCTGCCATTCGATGATCTTCCCTTCCTTCCTGGTGTGATTCATATCCGTACCATGCCAGAAGATTTCATCCCCGATCTGGCTGTCATGATCGGCGTTACATTGGTCATGCTTTTTGTGATCGCCACGGATCTGAAGGATTTCCAGGGTTCCCCTGGGCGTTTCAACTATGAAATTTGTGATTTTTTCTAACATGATGATGATTTTAGGCGTAATGTGTAGCTGTTTTCGGCTGGCCATTCCAGGGTCTGGCACCAGCAAAAGAATTAATATTTACCCAGCCACAGTTCTTTATTTTCCGTCTGAATGGCTTTTCAGATTCGATGATCTTTCCGGGAACTTCCCTGGTGGTCATCCACTTAAATTCTTCAATGGGTTCAGAAACATTAGTCATCTTCTGAAGGATGGCCCAGCCATTTTTAACAGCCAGGACAGCATAAAAATTGTAGTTAGTTTGATCGTACCCCCATGAAGATTCCAGGATCTGACCTGGAAGGATTTCTTTGGACTGGAAGAAGGCGTTTTCGTTAGACATGTGATAAGTTTTTCGTGAATGAATAAGAACCGATGACAGGACTAAGGTACAAACTTTATTTGATTCTGCAAAACATTATTCAAAGTATTTTACAGTTTTTTTAAAGTATTTTTGAAAATGGCCCATATCTATAAAATAACATCCCCGACCGGTAAGGTTTATGTGGGGAGTTCTACCAATGTAGAATATAGATTTAGGGTTTATCGGCTTAAAAAATGCAAAAGACAGGTTAAGCTTTACGCTTCATTATTGAAATATGGGCCTGAAAATCATAAGTTTGAAATCATTACAGAGTGTGCCGAATCTGAAATGTTCAAAGTGGAATCCGTTTACGGTCACATGTATGATGTTTTGGGCCACAATGGTCTAAATCTTGGTTTGCCCAAAAATGGTGATTTTTATCAATCCAAAAGCGAAGCGACAAGGGATAAGTTATGCAAAAACCGAATTAAATTAAACACCCCAGAATATCTTCAGTGGATGCGGGATATTAATATCGGACGAAAACACACCGATGCGACCAGACAGAAAATGAGTAAGAAGAAGAAGGGTCGGATACCACCATGCGGTTCTGGGAATTGTCAGAGACCAGTGTTAAATATTGAAACAGGGATATTTTATCCATCTATTTTATCGGCGTCAAAAACCACCAGATTTTCAAGAGGGTATTTAACTAATATGCTTTCTGGCATAAAAAGAAACAGAACATCATTTATTTATGCCTAAAATAAATAAGGAAAATATCAGAATGCACAACGCCCTTCAGGTGATTTCGGAATGGCGTGAAAAATACCATGTGGATCCTAAAAATCACGATATCGTTTTCCAGAACCATAAGCTTCTGACTAATATCAGGTTCACAAATCAATCTTTCAATAATGTCAGAACCCATCTTCGCGGGTTTTCTGAAATCCCGGAAACCGTAATTTCACCATCAGAATGCTGGTCTAAATGGGAAGATCCCCACGACCAGAAGGTGGTCCTTCGCTCTTATTTACGGTTCAGTAAAGATGGGGTCCATGTGGTCCTGACCAGGGATGGATTAATTACTGATGCCATGGTTGTGACAAAAAGTTCTTCCGGCCGATATCGAAAAGGTGTAATTTTAAAATCGTGAACACTAAAATCGAAATATTTTGTAGGGCTGTGAAAGACTTCCCGGCGGACACTAAACAGGCCGGAAGTGTGAAGGTGATTGAAGAACGGGTCCCCGTTTATATTTCCGGGAAGAATGTTCAGTTCTATTTTAAAGGGGGGATGTTCATGGTGGAAAAGGAATTCGTCCGGTCGCTTCTTCAATTATTAACATAAAAAACAAACCTATGCCAGAAGAATTAATCCCCACCGAAACGCCAGCCATTCCTGAAAAAAAGAAACGTGAACCAAAGAAGAAAAAACCCGGCCCCAAAAAAGGAAGTAAGCGTGGCCCCTACAAAAGAAATGCCAAAAAGAAGGCCGCCAAGAAAAAGAAATCCCCTATTCTGGCGGAAAAATCGTCCATCCGGATGCTTCATTATAACCTGGATGGCGAAGACATGACCCAGGAAGTGGACGAAGGCGATATCGAAGCCATGGTCATGGAAACCTTCGCCGAAAAGAAGGATGTTCAGGAAATTTATGTTTTAAAGCCCTGCACCGTATTTAAACGGCCTATTATAGAATCGATTGATTTATGAATTCCATGACAGAACTTTTGGCGGACTGGCGAAGGGCTTCCACAGAAATCGAAGCCCTTACCACCAAACTTCCCCGGATTATCGGCCACGAAGCCGTTAAGATCGTGAAGGATAACTTCAGGATCCAGGGATATGATGACGGGACAGGTGTCAAAGCCTGGGCCCCCAGGTCGCCAAAGACCAATGTCAGGTATAATAAGCGATACGGCGTGAAAGGAACCGTCTATAATTCCGCCAGTCCCATCCTTAAACAGACTTTGAATCTTTACAATTCAATCAAATATTATCCGGATCCGAAGGGTGTCCTGATCGGCGTGGATCTGGCCCTGGTCCCCTATGGTAAGATCCATAATGAAGGCGGCCAGGGGATGGCTTTCGGGAAATATGCTTTCACCATGCCGAAACGCCAGTTCATGCCGCTTCCCGGAGAACCGCCTAACGCTAAGATTTACACCGCCGTCAGGTCCAAAATAATCTACGAACGGGATCAGATCCTAAAACGGTTCAACCTATGAATGTCGAAGTGGTGGAATTACTGGAAAAGTTCAGACAGAAGACAGGTGATATCCGCCAGATGGCCCAGGCGACAGAAATAAAAAAACAGCTGAAGAACTACCTGGAAGACATGGAATATTCAGAACTATTCATCGCTTACGGCCGATATATGTCCGGACTGGGGAATGTCCAGCTTTATGACGTACTTCGTAAATTGATATCAAAATACCGTGGCGGATCGCCGCCACCTTTAAGACCAGGAAAAACCCTTTTATGATCGGTGATATCTTAAACGCAATATTGGCCGAATGCCAGGCATTCCTTTCGGATTCCACGGGGAACCCATCCGGCGGGGGGACTGTCATCCTGAAGACGGACTTCAGGAACGATCATGAACGGACTTATTCCATGCCGTTAATCCTTCTGGATATGATTGACGGATCCGACAGCCGCCAGTTTATCGGTGGCGGATCCGCCCTGGAATGGAACTTCGCCTTCAATTCCTACAATATAGCCCCGGACGCTTACGCCGGGGATGTGAACCTGGAAGGTTATTCCGCTGACCTTCTGGATGTGATAGACAGGATCCGTCAGCACTTTTCCTTCGGCCAGTGGCTTACTGAACAGATGATCGGTATCGTGGACAATTATGGTTTCCGGTTTACTTTCGGGGGGATTAATAGGGCGGACGCCCTGGAAGGGGATGGGGTGGTTATGGGATGGCGCTTACACTTTGAATCCATGGCCATCGATAATACTACTAATTTCGTGGTTCCGTCCAGTTCTGGTCTGGAACAGGTCATCCAGGTGGGCGGCGTGGAAGTCGTAAACGAATAATATGCAATACAAAGAAATTTTAAACGCCGCTATCAATATGCCATCCCAACAAATTGCCATAAATACGGACACTTACGTGGATTCGCTGGCCCTTCTTCCGGTCACCGGAACCCCTACGATCAGGATAGGAACGACAGCGAACGGAACCGATATTATGGGGGACACCGTGATCAGTGGATTTAACCAGGTCACCGTGAATAAATACTTCCAGGCTGGCGGGATTCTTTATGTCACCCAGTCCGCGAATAATGGGACCGTAAGCTTAAGGGTGAATGTTTCAAATAATTATTTTAACTTGTTGCCTTAAGGCACAGCATTCGTTTCAAATTAAAAAGCCCCGAATTTCCATCCGGGGCTTTCCTTTTTAATAAATCAGGTCAATTTGTGTCGTGGCGAATTTCGTGAAGGCGTCCAGGTAGGCTTTCCTTTCCAGTTCATTTTCGAACATTAGTTGCTGGGTGCCATTTTCCGCCGTGGTAAGGACAGGATTCCCGTTTTCATCTTTTGCAGCGTGTTCCTGGACCAGCTTCTTCAGGGTTTCCTGAAGGGTCTGGATCCGGATCCTGTTCTGTTCAAAAAGTCTTTTAATGTTCCCCCGGTGGAACAGGGTGAAAGCCGGGGATCTGTTTTGTTGGACTTCGATATCGCTTAAAAGGGCGTGCAGTTCGCCGTAGGTGATAATCATGATGTTTGTTTTTTTATTGCGTCTAAATAAATAATTTCCGTATTGATCGAAATATTATAATCCCCGCTTTCTATCCTTCGGACCGTGCTGAAACTTAGCCCCGAAATTTTATGCAGCTGCCAGATCGTGATATTGTGGTGGATCCGCAATTTCCTTAAATTCTCACATCGGTCTTTCCTGGCGGCTGAAAGTTCTTTCGGTGTCATTCAAAAAAGGTTATGCGAATATACCATTTATGACAATACACTGACTATCCGTGAACAGTCTGGCAAAAATCCAGATAATCCAATATAATTTTACTTGATCATGGAAGGGAAAAGAATAGTTTTTTCAACCGGTACACCCAATGATCAGGGTGGAATCATCCCGAACGAAACCATTGATTTTTCCCGATATAAAGCAAACCCCGTAGTTCTTTGTCAGCACCAATGGGAACAGCCACCCCTGGGAATTATGACCGATATCAAGCTGGAAGGCGGAAAATATTCCGGGATCCCGGTTTTTCACGGCATAACCAAAGAATCCCAGGAATACCGGGATATGTACGAAGCCGGCCATCTTAGGGCCTGTTCGATCGGGGGTGAAGCTTCCTGGAAGAAGAATTCCGCCGGTCAGCCCGATCTGTCAAAGGATGGCTTCCGTCAGTGTGAAAAGTTCATGTTATATGAAATTTCCATGGTCAGTCTTCCATCGAACCCGGACGCTGTGACTACGCTGGAAGCTAAGATTTACGAACAGAACGAACTGTCAAATATTTCCGATACGATCACCAATCTTTCATCACGCTATAAAATTCCATCAATGGAAACCAAAGAAAAAGAAACCCCGGAACAGCTGAAGCTGAAAGCCGCCAATGAAAAACTGGCCGCCGCCCAGGCTGAAAAAGAAGAAGCCGAAAAGGCGCTTTTGTCCGGGAAGATTTCCGAAACTGATCCCAGCGCTTCCCAGCTGCCTGGTGTGATCAAAGACATTGTAAAGAATTTCACGTCCACCATTTCCGATATGTTTAACGGTAAACAGAACGAAACCCATCTGAAAGTGGACACCCAGAAGGTGAAGAACGGAACGCCTGTAAAGGCTTCCACCCCACCCCAGGACGAAGCTTCCGACCAGTGGATTTCTGAATTAAGGGATCCCGTGGAAGATGCACAACCTACGCCGATCGGACTTGCCGCTGAAGAAGCGAAGAAAAAAGCCCAGGAAGCCCAGGAAAAGGCTGAAAAAGCAAAGGAAAAGGCTGAAAAGTCTGACGCCACTGAAGAAGATAAGGCCGCCTATAAAATGGCATGCCATGAAATGGAAGCCGCCATGAAGGCATGTGAAGAAGCTGAAGATATGGCCAAAAAGGAAAAGGAAAAATCCAAAGAATCTTCCAGCAAAAATGGTTCTAAGCTGGCGGCAAAAAAACCTGAACCAGCAAAAATCAAGTCTATGGAAGAACTTCGCGCCGGTGCCGAAAAGCTGAAACTGGCCCCCGATCCAGACTTAAGGAAGTCCCTGGATGCCAGGGTGATCGGCCTAAAAGGCGATACCTTCAGCAAACTGTCTTCCCCAAAAAATGAAGAAGGTCAAAGGATCCTGGGTCGTGTTATGACGATCGATGGCGGGGATAAGACGATATCCGATTACGCCACTGTCCTGGATTCCATCATGCGGGATGGCAAATATGCCGCCATCACCGAAAAGCTTCGCGTCATCCCCAATATCAGTGAAGGACAGCTTTCCAGCTTCCAAAGAAGCACTGACGGGACGAACCCGAAGAACCGTGTGGGTCTGGGTGTGAAAGATATTATGCGGGAACTGATGACTGGTTCCGTGGAAGTTATGGGCCGGGATAATATCCGCCGCCAGATGACGACCCTGACCAGTACAGACAACGCCCTGGCTTCACCAGCGCTGAACACGATCGAATGGTTGCCGCTGGCTATTTTCAACCTGTTCCCCACCACATCCTGGAAAAATGATGTTCCGATGTTCGGGGCCCAGATTACTTCAAAAAATACGGGATTGATATGGGCAAACATCGCCGCCGCCCCTACGATCTATAAAGGAACGCAACCTTCACCGGCGGACTATACTTACACCGACACGGCCGTAGCGTTAAGTCTGACCCCTTACTGGTTGCAGCCGATCTTATGGACACCGCTGACGATGCACCAGTACAGGTATGATCAGATGGCGACAGGATGGGCCCAGGCTTTCGCTTTGTGGGGATCCATCATGGATGATGAACTTCTGTACACCCTGGCTTCCACCGTTCCCGCTTCTTCCATCGTGAAGACAGTAGGCCAGCCAGCGAATCCTTCCTTCAATATTGCGAACACGAACGATCCCAATGCTTTCTACTGGAATACAGCTTTTGCCGGCAACCTGGCCACCCCAGCTTACGCCGACATTATCAAGCTGGAACAGATATACAACCGCCAGAACTTCCAGATGGAAAAAGAAAAGTCCGTCCTGGTACTGGATCCGACCATGTACAGCTATATCAGCCAGGACAATGATACCAAGTCCTTACTGACCCGCTGGATAGAATCTGACCAGGCTGATCTTCTGAAGATCAAACACACCGTCCTTCACCAAAGAAGCCGTGTGGCCCTGTACGATCCCGCCAGTTCAGCTGTAAAGGATCCCCTGGGATCTATTCCTAACACCGCCGTCAGTGCTGGTCTGGCAATGCTTCCCAGCCAGGTGGCCATCGGTCTGGGTCTTCTGGACGTGTTCATGGTTCAGGTTCCGGGATCTTACGGATACAGGATGTCAGCGGATATCCGTATCGGAATTGTCCCCTTACGTGCGAACTATAACGGGGTACTTCTTTACACTTACGGAACGCCTAACGTTTAATAATTAATCCAGGGATCCCAAAAGGGTCCCTTCAATAATTCACAAGATGAAAAAAATCAAGTTTTTAGCGATTTTGGCCCTTTGCCTGGGCTTCTTTGCCGGTCAGGCCCAGACCCGTGTGGTGACGACTTCCCCCGTGATTAACCAGGGTAACTTTCTGGACTTCGGTGGTATCTATCCGCAAGGCGGAACGGTGACCCCCCAGGACAGTTTACAGGTATCGGATTCCATCGCTTATCTGATCCAGATCAGCCACTTGAATCTATTTACCCCGTATATTACCTGGTATTGGAACCAGATCGGGGCGGGAACCGCTACGGTGACAGAAACCTTCCTTCAGTCTAATGACGGGGTGAACTGGTTTCCAGTCCTTAAAGGGGTGGCCCAGACGACATATTCAAAGACCTGGACGCTTTCGGCCAATACCTGGAACGAAATAAACTTCCGAAGGGATACTGCCCTGGTGGATGGACGATGGCTGAAAATATACTTTATCACCAGCGCCACGGCGTCCGTCAAAGGAAAGATATTCAACCGGATGAAGACCAATATCTGGTAAGGTTTACTATAAAAAACAAACAGCTATGCTCTTTAAAATCAATGACGTAGTGATACGTCAGGCGAAAGCCGCCGTCAATAAGTTCGGATCCATCTGGCTTCATGGTGACGCTAACATGTACACCAAAGATTCGGACAGTGAATTCCGCCGTGATTTCAGCAACCCCGCCCAGGAAGAATCGAAGTACAGGGTGAAGCTGGTGAAGGGTGAAAAGATCCCGGATACGGTGAAAGGGATGGAAGAATTACTGATGCAATCACGTCAGGCGGAACAGGCGAAAGCCAGCATTCCGGAAGACGTAAGGACCACAGAATCCTTCAGCCTGGATGATGAAGAACCGGCGAAGCCTGAAGTCAAAGTAAAGGGGAAATCCATAAAAGTGGAACCCGAAAAAGACCAGACGGAAGCTTAAAAAGCCAGAAGTCTCAAAAAAAAGTAAGGCATGAAACACCCGATATCGATTACCGTCCTGAATAATGCCGTGGGGATCGCCCCATCCACCGATGGCGTCATGATGTTATTTATGCAGGGGGTTTCCGGGACCGGCCTGTCTTATAATACCCCATATCTTCTTACCCAGGTCAGTGACGCCGCCGCCCTGGGGATCAATGCGGCCTATGACGTGACGAATTCCACGGCCGTCTTCCAGCAAATAAATGACTTCTATACCCAGGCGGGAACAGGTGCCCTTCTGTGGATCGTGATCGTGCCGATGGCGACAGCTTACACCACTTACGTGGCAAGTTCCACCTTCAGCCTGATGATCAGGACCACAGCCCAGGCGAACCCCAATAACAGGGCCAAGATGATCGGTCTTTGTTATGCACCGCCCCAGGCTTTGAATACCAGCACCGACTTCCCTTCTGATGTGGAATCCTGTCTTACCGCTTTACAGACAGCCCAGCAAAGTCTTTTTGCCATCGGATATCAGTTCAGCGCCATCATCGATGGATATAACATGAATTCAGCGACAGCGCCGGCTTCACTGGCCCCGCTGACCACTTACACTGCTTTTTCCGTTTCCCTTTGCATAACAGGGACGCAACCCAATGGCGTCAGCGCCGTGGGTCTGGCCCTGGGTCGCTTTGCCCGGATCACCGTAGGTCACGGCTTTGGTGCCGTAGCTGACGGTCCTGTCAATACGCCGACAGCCTACCTGACCAATGGGATCCAGGTGGCCGCCGGGGGAACGCTGGTGATCGGGGATGTATGTACCGTCTTCGGGGGTGCTGTGACCTATAATTCCGTGGTCTATAATGTGGGCCAGACCTTCACAGTCGTTTCCGGTCACCTGACCTTTACGACTTCAGCGGGTGGATATGTGGGTGTAAATGTCACCTATGTCCAGAATCTTCAGCCAGCCGATGTGGACGCCCTGGGATTATCGAATTTCATGTTCTTAAGGACATGGTATGGCCATTCCGGCTTCTTCTGGAATGACGGTGCCACCGCCGAAAGTTCAGTCTTACAGCTGTCCACCCAGGAATATAACCGTGTGGCGAATTCCCTTTCCGCTTCAGCCCTGGCGTTCTTTATCGGCCAGATGGGATCCAATATCCCGCTGAACCCACAGACGGGGAATGTGGACCAGGGTTATCTGAACGCAAAGCAGGCGGAATTTTACGCCACATATATTGCACCGCTTACGGTTGCCAATGGATCCGGCGATATCACTGACGGGGCGCTGATCTTAAGTGGTCCGAATTTCAATAGTACGAAGACAATGCTTTTCACGCTTTTGATCGTTCCGACCCCGATACTGGGATCTGTGACAGGTACAGTTCAATTCACCGCAACCTTATAAGCCATGCCGCAACTAAATCAACTTATATTAACCGCCGCCGATTACAAGGTCATCCTGAACATCCCCGGGAACGGAACTTTCCCTTTGCAGACTTGCGAAACCTTCAGCTGGGACAATGCCAGGGAAGACGAAACGATTTACGCAATAGGGACAGAAGATCCGATCGGGGAAAAAAGGAATGCGGCGAAATATTCCGGAAAGCTTTCCCTTCAGGTGGGGGAACTGAACGCCATCCTTCAAAGTATTGGCCTGGTGGAAGGATCCCAGATCGTGGGGGCAACCTTTTCCATCACCGCCGTTCAGGGTGGATTTAACCGGACTTACACTGGATTCAATATCAATTCCGAAGGGGTAGATATAAAGGCAAAAGACAAACATTCCCTGGCGAACCTGTCCTGGAAGGCGCTGGCGATTAACTAACAAACATGGAGAAGTTCGAAAAGGAAGTTAAGTTCCTGTCCCTGGAATTTAATGGAGAAACCAACAAGTGGGATGAAAAGGAAGTGACCCTGGTGGCCACTTTTAAGGACCTGGACAGAAGGGACAAAGAACAGCACAAGCTTCACTTTAAACTGGTCAGTCTGTTTAATATATCAGCTGAAGACGGGGAAGCGGAAATAAGTTCGGATCGTCTTTACGATATCACCAGTCAGTTCGTTAAGCTTATGCTGATCCCGACAGACCAGTTCACGGCGACCAACAAAAATGAATTGTTACAAGATAGCGGGGCGCTTTTCGAATTGGGGATGTGGCTGATGAAGGAAAAATTAGGCCCTTTTTTTTTGAATTTGACCGGGACCAAGAAAGAATAAACGACAGACCCGACAACGCTAAAAAAGAATTGCTGGCACGCGATCCGGTTTTTTATCAAAAAACTTGTTTCCGTGCCTTTCTTAATTTAAGCCGGGAAGAAGTCGAAACGATGACCCTTCAGGAATATTCAGACTATACGATCATGCTGAAGGAAGTTTTAAAGTTATGGCATGCACCTTTCCAAAAAGAAGAATAAATGGCAAACTACGGATTCAGGATTAATGTCGAAGGGAACGCGAAGGCTAAGATCGCCGAAATAACCACCGCCCTGGATAAGCTGGGAATTGACGCCCAGATCGAAACGGAAAAGGTGGAATCGGCTTTTTCCCGCATGAGTACCCGGGTAGGGGAATCCTTAAACGGGATAAAATCCTTCTTCATGACTTCCGCCGGACTGGGGGCTATTTTTGCCGGTGGCGAATTGATTATGAAGTCCGTGGAACATTATAACAGCCTTCAGAAAGCCACGGCGGATCTTCACCAGACGATGCTTTCCATGAATAATGCCGCCGGGATATCCGAAAAGGAACTGGCCGGGATGGCCGAAGAACTGGATCATGTGACCACTACGGCGAAGCCAGCCATCATCGCCGCCCAGGGAATGCTGGCGACCTTCGGGAATATTAAAGGGGACCAGTTTAAACAGGCCCTTCAGGCTTCAGCTGACTACGCCGCGAAGTTCTTCCATGGCGACATGGTGGAAGCTTCCAAATCGCTGGGGATAGCCCTGGACGATCCAATCAGGGGTATGATGAGACTTCACCGGACGGGGGTCAGCTTCACGGAAGAACAAAGGACCCAGATTAAAAACCTTCAGAAAGCCGGTCACCTGATGGCGGCCCAGCAAATTATCTTAAGGGAGATCGCCCGGGAAACTGGTGGCCAGGCGGCCGCTTTTGCAGCTACCGATGAAGGAAAGCTGGAAATGGCAAAAAAGCAGTGGGACGGGGTTTATGAAACGGTGGGCCGTATCGTGAATGAGATAAAGATTAAGATGATCCCCTATGTGGAAAAGGTCGTGAATATGGTGCAGACAGCCCTTCAATGGCTGGAACGCAATAAGGATATGATCATGTTTATCGTCAGGGTCCTGGGCGGGGCGCTGATCGCCTTCACCAGCTATAAGCTTCTGGTGGAAGGGATCACCCTGGCGACAGAAGCCTGGAAGAACGCCCAGCTTCTTCTGGATGGGGCGCTGGAAGCCAATCCGATCGGCCTGATCGTGGTGGGTATCGGTGCCCTGGCGGGGGCTTTCCATCACCTGACGGAAAACATCGAAGACGCTAAGAACGCCAATGAAAAGCTGAAGAAGTCCCTGGGTCAGTATTACACCGAAGCCAATGAAGAAACTAAAAAGGAAATCTATGCCATCGCTGACCGCTATCAGCAAGGGATAAAGGGCTTCAATAAGCAGGGTGGAATTATTCCTTACACCAAAAAAGAACAGCAACAGCATATCGCCGAAGACATTAAAAAGCAGATTGAGCTTGTTAAGGATCAGTATGGCGACCTTAGTAAATTAAATATTGACACCAGGATAAAGCAGTTCGGGCTTATGAACGCCCAGATCCAGACGCTTCGGGATTACCAGTCCGTCTTAAAAAATCGTGGTAAAGATGAAGCCACCGGGACCGGAACCGGAACCGGCACCGCCGCTGGCCAGTCGGCGATCAATACTTCTATGCTGTCAGGGGCGGCCGGGGGGCTGGGACAGGCGAAGGTGATCAATATCAAGATTGATAAGATGCAAAATATCGAACACGTTAATGGTGGCCGGGAACTGGCTGAAAAGGGCCAGAACGCCGTGGAAGTCATGGTCCGGACCCTTAACAATATCGCTTATTCACAATCAGGAAGCCAATGATCGTAATAAAGAACATATCGACCCCGGGACCGAATCCCAATGTTTCCTATAACGGACGGAATCTTCCCGCCCAGAAGGTGCCCTATAATCCGCCCGTGGTAGATCAGACCAATAATCCATCCCGGACGCTGATAAACGGGATCCAGCTTCCCTTGGATACCATGATCTTCCTGAACGGGGAAAAGCTTATCGTCATGAACCAGATATTGGACGGGGTGGTCGTTTATGAACGGATCCTTCGCAAACCCTATGAACTGGAATTCGAATTCGTCTTAAGGACCCAGGATATCTATAATCCCGGGAACTATGTTTTTCCCCAGGACGACATGGCCAATATCTGGAATAATGTCTGGCTTCCTGACAGCGTGGTGACGGTGGAAAACACCTACCTGAATAAGCTGGGGATCCGTCAGATGGTCATCCACCGGATCCGGCCGGTGACTGTCCGTGGATCCAAAAATTTGCCGGTGACGATAAGCGGATATGAAAATACTGAAGGACTTTCTATAATAATCAATTCCTGATGTACCTGAATTGTAAATTGACAGTGACGATCGATGGCGTTCTTTTGAAGACGGTTTCCGCCGTTTCCATAAATAACGACAGCAAGGATATCGGATCCGACTGTGATATCGTGGTCCCTATAAATTGCCGCCTGGAATATGCTGACGGGACCCATGACTTCCTGAACCAGATCGCCAATAATCCGTTCAATACCGGGGATGAAGTGGTCATCCAGGCCCAATATGATGGCTATCCCCTTTTAACAGTCTTCCACGGTTATGTCGTGGACTTCATCGAAGGCATGCCTATAAAAATAAAATGCCAGGATAATATCTTCCTTCTGGACCAGACTTCGATCAGTGTGGCTTACCAGTCCGTCACCCTTCAGCAACTAATTGCGAATGTCATCCAGGGGACTGGGATCAGACTTATCCAGCCCATTTTACAACTGAACCTGGTGAATATATCCTTCAAAGACATGAGCCCGGCGGCCATCCTGGAATGGCTGAAAAGGGAACTGGGACTTGTGATCACCCTTTCGGGGACGGATCTTTATGTGAATATTGCTTCCAATACCCTTAATGTGGTGAAGTTTTCCACTGATATCAATGTATTAAGAAGCGATCTGCAAAAGCCTAACGCCGTCTTTTTGAAGCTAAAGCTGAAAGCCTGGTTCATCCGGGAAAACGGGACCAAAGACAGCCTGGAAGTGGGGGATCCTAACGGCCAGTTAAGGGAAGTCTATTTCTATAAGGTTCCCTATAATCTGTCACTTTATACCCAGATGGCGAATGATGCACTGGCGAAATATAAGCAGTTTCGATATCAGGGGTCCATCGATGCTTTGCTTTATCCCGATGTAAACCTTTACGACAAAGTGAATTATAATGATGTAAGATATCCGGACAAAAACGGGAATTATGTGTGTGTAGGGATCCACACGGAACTGGGGGCTGAAGGATTCCACCGTAAACTAAGACTTTCATATTTAAGCGATAACTGATGGCGGAAGAATCGAACGAACTGGGGGAATCACTGATAAACTTTGTGAAGCACATGGTCAGGGGCCATGTCATCTACGAAGGAACTGTGATCGATGTGGATTCAGTGAATTTCACGGCTGACTGTAATATTAACGGCGTCACCTTTTACGCCGTACCGCTGAAGGTGGTAACCGGATCCCAGGCTTCTTTCGTGGAAATTCCTTCCGTGGGGGCGAATGTCCTTCTGTCCTTCCGGGACGGGAATATCCAGCGACCCCAGATCATATCGATCGACAAGTCGGATAAGCTTTTGATTACCATGTCCACCCTGGTCCAGTTTAACCAGGGCCAGCTGGGCGGACTGGTGGATGTGATCGCCCTGACGACAAAGCTTAACAATATCGAAAACCTGTTAAATAACCTGATCACCCTGTTCAATACCCATACCCACAACGTGACAGCTGTGGGATCGCCGACAGGGCCCAGTATTTTACAAGAAAGCGGGACGCTGACGCCGACACAAAGGGCAAATATTGAAGACACTACAATTATTCACTGATGCAAGATATATGGTTCGATATCGTGGCCAGGGAAATCGTTCTTCAGAATAATGATTTCGAATTGACGACAAACCCGTCCGTCCAGAACGGGGGGAATGTCTTATATTCCAGGGCTGCCAATCCGCTGGCCCCCATGGTGGGGATCGGGATCCTGGAGATCATCGGCGGGAACGGAAGTAAGGCGGCCTATGAAATGAACCGCTGGCAAGCCCAGATGATCACTGACGGGGCTACACTTGCAGTCTGGACGGCGACAAATGAACCGGGGAACAATATTGAGATCAGCACTGAACAAAGCTATTTATGAGCAGCGTCTATACGGTAAAGCAGGGGGAAACGCTGTGGGATGTGGTCCTGAACAGTACAGGGACGCTGGGAAGCGCCACTGTGAATAATCTGGATCTTATCCTTTCGGCGAACAATTTAGCGGACTGGACGCCCCAGCTTTTCGCGGGGCAACAAATTACCATTCCCGATACCGTGATCATGGACCTGAATGCTTTACGTCAGCTTCAGTTATACCCAGCTGTGAACAACTTATCGACAGGGATTCAGAACCAAATAATAGGTATTTTTGATCAGCTGAATTCACTGTGGATCCTTACGACCACATACTGGAATGACCTGGCAACCTGGATAGACACGCAATTTTGGACTGATTAAATTTAAAATTCATGAGCCAAATTATTATAAACAATGGTGACAGTGGATTGACGGTCCGAAATAACCTGAACAGCATGTTCACGGAACTTTACGGGGCCCTGATCGTGCCGCTTAAAATTCCAGGTATTAATGCCAATTATACCCAGTCCATCCCGGCCAATACTTATATCAGTAAGATTTCCCTTACCGCCACCGGGGGGACGCCGCTGGTCAGGATAGGAACTTATCCGAACGGAAACGACCTGATGGATGACACGATCATCGGAAATTCACAGATCGTTAATCCGGGGCTTTATTGCGGAACGGTGACGCCGATTTATATTACTATTTCAGGACCCGGGGCTGTAATTTCCGCCCGGTTCGATGTGTCATATAATTACTATTAATCATGGGGGCTACGACTGACCAGATAAACGCCAATTTAATCGCCCTGGGATTTAATAATCCCAGCCAGCTGGGCATTTACAATAAGATCGCCCAGGGGGTCGGAATTGTCATCGACAATACGATTACCGAAATGCAGAATTCTGAAAATAATATCCTGAACATCATCACGACCCAGCGTTATGGGAAATCCGGTTATTACACATCGGTGGCGCTGGCTTTCCAGTTCGGATATAACCTGTCTATTAATCCGACCACGCTGGATCCTTATTATGCCGTGATTGATCCGACCGCCCAGATTATCAGCCAGGCGGCTTTCGAAGAAATTATATCCGGCCAGTCATCACAGCTTTATCTGAAGATAGCGACCCTGAACACGATCACGAATTCCCTTCAGGCGCTTACCCCTTTACAGCTGTCCGCCTTCGAAAATTATTTCGTGAATTTCGAAATTCCAGGGGTGCCGGTGACGATCATTTCCGCCAATCCGAATATTCTGGATTTCAAAGCCACGGCCACTTACTACGCCACCTACGACTTCAGTCTTCTTCAGACGAATCTTCAGGCGGCGCTGATCGCTTTCCGGAATTCCTTCGCCTTCAATGGGACTTTTTATGTGGGGGATCTTCAGGACTATATTAAGCAGAATGTTCCCGGAATGCGGGACTTTTCGCTTTCGAATACGACAATAGACGGCGTTTTCTTTACCGGGTCATCTGCTTTGACTTCGGGATATTTTAATTACGCCGCCGACTACCTTTTAAATATTACCTATTCACCTATATGAACATAATGGCCATATATCAGATCAGATCAAAAGCCACAGGGAAAATTTATGTAGGTAGCGCTATGAAGTATGTTTATAGAATATCGGTTCATTTATGCCGATTAAAAAAAGGACTACATCACAGTAAAATACTTCAAAACCATTTCAATAAATATGGCATAGAAGACCTGGAATTCAATATTTTAGAAGAAATTTTCAATTCTGAAGATTTA